AGGACATTTATCAGGCGAGGTCATCCCAACGATGATGCAAGAGATGAATTTATCTACTTTAAAATTAGCAGACGGTTCCGCTGTTGAAGTGAAACCCGTCTACGGTGCTTCTATTCCTGTTGCAAAAAAGGAAGAAGCATTTAACTGGCTTCGTAGTAATGGCCTAGGGGACCTTATTAAAAATGAGGTAACCGTTTCCTTCGGTCGTAACGAAGATAACAAGGCGGCAGAATATGCTGACCTTGCACAAGGTCAAGGGTATCAACCTGTCCAGAAATTGAAGGTTGAACCTATGACACTTAAAGCATTGGTTAGGGAGCGTATCGAAGCTGGACAAGATATGCCCTCTGACCTATTTAACGTGTTCGCAGGAAACAGAACAAAAATAACAAGGAAATAAGAAAAATGAGCAAAGAACAGCTAATGAAAAAGTCTAGTGCAGGTGCACTAGCCGTATCTAACCTAGAGGCAGATGCGAATATGGGAATGGGAAACATAACTCAAGAAGATCTTGCGTTACCATTTCTTAAGATCCTGGGACAGCTTTCACCGGAAGTTAACAAACGAGACGGTAAGTATGTCGAAGGGGCAACACCTGGCATGATCTACAATACAGTTACAGGTGATTTGTTTGATGGTGAGAAAGGTATTAAAGTAATACCTTGTTACTACAAACTAGAATATGTTGAATGGAAAGACAGAGGTAAGGATGGATCGGGTGCTCCGGTAAACATTTATCCTTCTTCAAGTGATATACTTTCAAAAACAACTAGAGGTGCTGACTTCAAAGATAGATTACCAAACGGTAATTACATTGAGAAGACTGCACAGCATTTTGTTATTGTTAGTGGAGACTCTCCAGCAACAGCGTTGATCGCTATGAAATCTACTCAGCTAAAAACTAGTAGAACTTGGAATAGTATGATTCAACAAATTAAGCTGAAAGGTAAAGATGGAAAACTCTTTACTCCAGCTGCGTTTAGTCATCAATATCATCTAAAAACTGTGCAACAGTCTAACGACAAAGGCACATGGTTTGGATGGTCCGTAAGTAAAATTGGAACGGTGCAAGATGGTGCTCTTTACCAACAAGCCAAAGCGTTTGCGACCAGCATTTCTAAAGGAGATGTTAAGGTTAAACATGGTGAAGAAACTACAGCGCAATCCGATAAGGGAACGCATTACTAGTTTCTCCCTCGAGAGAAACAGGGCCGGTGATGGGAGACTGGATCCGGCCCTGAATGATGACTTATGGAAAAAAGATTTGTTGAGATATTTACAGGACTAAAAAGAGATTATGGGTATGCTGACCCTCAGTCTGCGTACAAGGACCCTTCTACCGGCAAATTAAAAATTGAACATTTCTGGGCAAAGAAACCAGTCACAGAACAAGATTACGAAAATCATTTAAAAGGAATTAAACCAATAGGTATACAACCTTGTGATGATGAAGGCATGGCTAAGTTTGGTGCCATAGATATAGATTCAAAAGCTTACGATCAATTTGATACAAGAAAATATTTAGAGATTATAGATAAAAATAAAATACCTGTCATACCTGTAAAATCAAAAAGTGGTGGATTACATTTATATGTCTTCACAGATAAACCTGTTAAAGCTACATTCATTAAATCATTTTTAGAAAAACTATTATATACATTTAATCTTAAGCCAAGCACAGAAGTTTATCCTAAACAAACAGAACTAGATCAAGGTGCTAACAGCACATCAGGTAACTTTATTAATTTACCATACTTCAAGAAACAAGAACGAGTTGGTCTTAACTTAGATGGCACAACATTTACATTTGAACAATTTATTAAAGTTATAGATGCAAATACAAAAACACAAGAAGAACTAAATAATTTTATAAATGATCATATTAAAAAAATTTTAACAGGAGGCAATGAAGAATTTGTAGATGGTCCACCTTGTTTACAAATTATAACTAAGGATCTGTCAGCTAATAATAAACTAGCAGATTACAGAGATAGATTTTTATATAACTATATGGTCTTTGCTAAGAAAAAGTATGGAGATATATGGGACAAGAAAGTTTTACAAGCTGCTAGAGATTACATTGTTTATGATAATGAATGGGGTGATGAGAAAGTTAAAAAGAAAATTAAAGCATGGGAAAAAGAAACTGCAGGACATACTTGTGATGAAGAACCAATACACGATCATTGTATGAAATCAGAATGTGCTAAACGACAGTTCGGTTTTCTATCTGATAAAATAAAAAGATTTCCACCACTTACAGCTTTAATTAAAATTAATTATTCTCCGGATCCTGAATTTAGATTTACAATTACATATGTAGATAAGAAAGAAGGAGAAGTCAGTAAACAAGTTATAGCAAGAGATGCCACTTACTTTACAAACCAAGATAGACTTAGAACATTGATAGCTGCACATACACCTATCTTCCCACCAAGAGTTACAAATAAAGATTATCAAATCATCATGGAAAACTTATATGAAACACAGAATGTAGAGAGTCCGCCACCTGGTACATCAGATAAAGAATTATTACAAAAACATTTAGAAGAATATGTAACAGGAGTACAAGCTGTGAGTGACACATCTTTTAGAAATGGTAGCACATTGATTGATGATGGCTTTGCTTATTTTGTTTTTGAACCTTTTTATAATCATCTTAAAAACAAAGAATGGAAATTAAAAATAAATAGAACAGGTAGAATGATGGAAGATTTTTTTAAAGCTGAACTTAGTGTATCAAAAAGATATCCTAAAAAAGATTCAGATACTAAATCAAACAATCCTGTCCGATGTGTAAAGATATCTATGCAATACTTTGATGAAGAAGATAATGAATTAGAAATCTTAGACATGAAAGATAAGGAAGATATTCTGTGATAACTAAAATCTATGGTCCTCCAGGTACAGGTAAAACAGAAAAATTAATTAGAAGAGCAATGGCCTACATTAGAATAGGCACCCCACTAAATCAAATAGGTTACTTTGCATTTACAAGAAAAGCAGCCAACACAGCAAAGGATAGAATGTTAGAAAAGAATCCACAGTACAAAAAGAAAGATCTACCTTACTTTAGAACGTTTCATTCTTTAGCTTTTCAAAAGCTCAGTCTAGACGAAAGTAAAGTTATGCAAGACTATCATTATGCAGATCTAGGTAGGATCTTAAGTATCCGAGTTAATGTAAGAAAAGATGTAGATGCATCACCTTATTTAACTTGTGATAATGAATACTTTCAAATTATTTTAAAAGCAAAAGAAAAATGTATTTCAGTTTGGGATGAGTATTGTTCTGGTGAATACTCTTCGTCAGTTAGATGGGGATTGTTAGAACACATCGAAGCTAACTATAATCAATACAAAAAGAAAAATACCCTACTAAATTACTCGGATATGATAAATCAATTTGTAAACAAACCTCATCTTTGTCCTAATTTTAAAGTTGTGTTTGTTGATGAAGCTCAAGATCTGTCACCCCTACAATGGAAAATGTATGACTTATTAAAATCAAACTCTGATGATGTTTACTTGGCTGGTGATGATGATCAAGCTATCTATACTTGGGCTGGTGCAGATGTGAATAGATTTATTAAAGAGCCTGCAAAAGAAAAAGTTTTATCTAGATCAAGACGTATACCTAAAAAGGTTCAAGAACTTTCCTCTGTTGTCATAAGTCGTATTCGTGGATTAAGAGCGACGAAACATTATAAAGCAAGAGACGAAGAAGGTAAAGTAGAGAAGATAAATAGTTTAGACAATTTAGATTTGCTATCTGACAACTGGTTAATCTTAACTAGAACTTTAAATAGAGCAGAAGAAATTTGTAAAATTTTAAAAGATAAAGGAATCTATTTTGAAACTAAAAGAGGTAAAAGTTTTAATGTTAAATTATATAAAGCTATTTTAACTCACATGCAATATGTCAATGGTGAAGAGATAACAGAAATCTCGATGAAAGATCTGTTGGACTTTGCTGATGAAGAAGATCTACAAGATAAAAGTTTAAAGTGGTATGAAGTATTTAGTAAAGGTAATATTTTGGAGCGGAATTATATACGATTAATGCTGTCAAATAAAGAAAAACTTAATCAAGGACCGAGGATCAAAGTTTCTACAATACATGCAGCTAAAGGTGGAGAGGCAGATAATGTTATTTTAGTTTTAGATAATGCCAACAAGATAAGACAAGCTGTAATGAGAAGCATAACAAAGAGTGACGAAGAGCACAGAGTGTGGTATGTAGGAACAACGAGAGCAAAAAAGAATATTTATTTATTACAAGCAAAAATAGAAAGGAAGGGATATCAACTATGACAGATCCAGATGGATTAGAAAAAGCATTTCCACAATCAAGGCAGGTTGGAGGGAGCCACTACAAGAATTTTCACATTCAGCCGTACGAATTTATTTCAAAGAATAATCTTTCGTTTTTTCAAGGCTGTGTTGTGAAGTATGTTTGTAGGTATTTACATAAGGATAAAATTAAAGATCTAGAAAAAATAATTCACTATTGCGAATTGGAAATATTAAAGTTAAAAGATACTAGAAATAAAAAATGAAAGTACCTTTATTTGAAGCACAAACAGAATGGAACGAACCAGAAGAGTATCCTGATTTAAGACAATACGATGAGATAGCGATTGACTTAGAGACAAGAGATCCTGATTTAAAATCTAAAGGATCTGGAGCTGTAATTGGTAATGGTGAAGTTGTAGGTATAGCTGTGGCTGTGCCAGGTAGAAAATTTTATTTTCCCATAGCTCATGGCTCAGGGCCTAATATGGATAGAAAACGTACTTTAGAATGGTTCCAAGATACATTGAACACAAAAGCTATTAAAATATTTCACAATGCAATGTACGATGTATGTTGGATTAGACAAATGGGTTTAAAGATTGAAGGACTTATTGTTGATACAATGATAGCAGCATCATTAGTTGATGAGAATAGATTTAGATATGATTTAAATAGTTTATCATGGGATTACTTAGGACACGGTAAATCAGAAGCAGCTTTGA